GTGATGAGTTCCCTGAGTGGTGTGCTATAAAAGCTACTTACCATGAAAACCCTCGTGTATCAGAAGCAGATATTACAGAAGCAAAGAAGACTATGTCTGCAAATGAGTTTGCCCAAGAATACATGGCTGACTTTAATGTATACGAAGGACAAATATGGGCATTTGATTACGAACACTGCGTAGCAAATCATAAAGATTTAGATACTAGCAAGATGGATGTATTCGCAGGACTTGATGTTGGGTATAAAGACCCTACAGCATTTTGCGTTATTGCTTTCGACTGGGACTCAGGCATATATCATTTAGTAGATGAATACTTAGATGCTGAAAAGACAACTGAACAACATGCTATACAGATTCAAAAACTTATACATAAATGGGATATAGATTACATTTATATTGATTCTGCAGCGCAACAAACTAGATTTGACTTTGCTCAAAACTATGACATTACTACTATTAATGCTAAAAAATCTGTTCTTGATGGAATAGGATTTGTAGCAGGAGTAGTAGATAACAATACTTTACTTGTTGACCAACAATGTAAAGAAGCTCTCACATGCTTAGACCAATATCAATGGGACCCAAACCCTAACTTGATGAGAGAGAAACCAAAACATGATGGGGCATCGCATATGGCAGATGCTTTACGATATGCCCTGTATACATTTGAAACCTCAATTACTACCTTCTAGTTACACCTGTCAAAAACAGTTCTTGACAATATATGTGACTTTTTGGTATAATTCTAATTAAGAGTAGAAATATGGAACTAAAAAGAGATTTAGTTAAATACGTAAGAGATAAAGCCAAATCACAATATAATAAGAAAGACACTTGCTATATATGTGGAACAGGCGAACATTTAGATTTTCATCACTTTCATGGACTGACTGAACTACTAGAAACTTGGTTAAAGCAAAATAAAATTAATATAACTAAAGAGCAAGAAATACTAGACATACGAAAGCAGTTCATTGATGAGAATTATGTAGAAGTGTATGACGAATGTGTAACACTTTGCCATACTCATCATTTACGATTGCATTCAATATATGGAAAAAGACCCAAATTGATAACAGCAAAGAAACAACAACGGTGGGTCGAGAAACAGAGAGATAAATATGGCATGGTATGACAGATTCTTAGGAATAGAAAGAGAGGAAAAATTAAATGACTCTCAATACATAATTTCCCGTAATGAAGGAATGACTGTCGACTCGCAAGAAAGAACTATCAACTATAAAAACGCGTATGAACAACTAGAAATTGTAAATAGAGCGGTTAACATGATTGTTGATGATGTTGCAGAAATACCTTTCACTGTTGGAAACCCAATACCAGGATTTACAGGAGTTGCAAAGAACATTCGTAAGTCAAGGGTAAATTTACTACTTAATCACGAAGTCAACCCTTTTCAAGACATCAGTTCATTTAAAAGAAATCTTATAATAGATTTAATGATTGATGGTAACATATTTATGTACTTTGATGGAGCACACTTATACCACCTTCCAGCAAACAAAGTAGTTATATACACAGATAATAAAACTTACGTAGAAAAGTACGTATTTGATGGTACTGTAGACTACTCAGTAAACGAAATTATACATATAAAAGAAAACAGTTTTAAATCTATTTATAGAGGCGTACCTAGATTAAAACCTGCATTTAGAACAATGCAACTATTATCTAGTATGAGAAACTTCCAGGATAACTTCTTCAAGAATGGAGCAGTTCCAGGATTAGTACTAAAGAGTCCTAACACACTTTCAGAAAAAATTAAAGAAAGAATGTTAGCAGCATGGGTACAAAGATATAACCCAACTTCTGGCGGACGTAGACCATTATTCTTAGATGGTGGACTAGAAGTAGAAAATCTAACAGAAATCAGTTTTAAAGAATTGGACTTCCAAGAAGGAATCAAGTCCAATGAAAGAATTATATTAGAAGCGATGGGAATACCACCAATTCTATTAGACGGCGGGAATAATGCAAACATTAGACCCAACCATAGACTTTACTATCTTGAGACTATCTTACCAATCGTAAGAAAAATCGGATATGCACTAGAAAGATACTTTGGTTTCGAAATAAAAGAGAATGTGACAGATATACCTGCTCTACAACCTGAATTAAGAGACCAAGCAGCATACTATGCTACACTAGTGAATACTGGCATATTTAGTGCCAACGAAGCAAGAGAAGCCCTAGGTAAAGAACCAGTACCGGGATTTGATGAACCAAGAGTACCTGCAAATATAGCAGGCTCAGCGGCAAACCCAGAAGAAGGTGGTAGACCACCTGAAGAAGAGGAACAAAATAATGGCGAATAAAAAAGTCGTATTAAAACAACTAGCCGAGTACTTCGGC